TGCAAATGGTGCCGAAGTTTGTCCCGAACATGGTAGATGATAAGCCAACAGGTAAATTCGTCATAGACGTAAACCTACTTATTAATAAAAAGGTAGAAGTACCACAGGAAGATGGAGAAGAAACTCCAAAAGCTGACTAGGAAACAACGTGGTTTTGTAGATGACTACGTTATTAACGAAAAT